CACTCAACAACACTGCGTTGACCGGATCGGTACATAATTTTTTCCATTGTATCGTCAGGTGTAGGGTTGGTGGGTGGAAAGGATTCTTCTAATGAATGAATAAGTCCTCGGGAATTCATCCCAAGAACCTCAAGCATACTGGGGGAGGTTGACATTACTATGCTCAAAAAAGGCAGGCATTCTGGCTGATTTAGTTTCGGCAAGTTGAGGAGCCTTGCCCTCATACATTAGCCGGTCGCTAGATTCCAACCAAAATTTTTTGTCCAGATATTTGTCCACGGTATTTATACCTAGTGGTTGCATTACCCAGTTAATGGTAGCTTTACGAAGCTTGTCCAGGGATGGGCTGATGTTGTAGCCCAGCTCGGTGTGTGCCAGTGAGTTAACCGCCACATGGATTTGCTCATCTCGGCTGATATCCGCTGAAACGGTCCTCATACCAGCGTCACCATTAAAGCGAAAGAATGGTAGAAGAACGAAGAAAATCGCACGTTCGGCAACAAGTGCTTTGGTGATCGTGTGATCTGGATGTGCCTCCCAAGCGGTCCTAAGCCTCTTGGCTTCTTTCTCAGCCGTTTCATCAACACCGTAAGCATTGGCAATGTAACCAAGTGCGAGATCGTGGTTTTCTTCGTCCGTGACGTTTGACACCAATACTTCGCGTGCCAACGCTGGTACTTCATGATCGAGGGCATGGGTAATAAAATCTCCCACAGGTAGTTCCATGTGTCGCAAAGCAAGAGCACGGTAGATTGCTTCTTCCGCGCCCTGCTTGCATGTACCAGCAGTTGTCTGTACTGGCGTCCATTTGCGCTTCCGCGCCATTAGTTTTTGATAAGGGTTCATTCTGCACAATCACATTGAGGTTCAGGAGTGTCCTCAAGTAGGCTGTTCAGATAGTCATTTACGTCGTCTTCTTCGAGAGCTGCATACGCGCTGGACTTATCTTGAACGTCGCCCATAACTTGGAGACTATAATAAAGAGAAGTCTGGGGCGATTCAAGCCACTCTTCGATGAACGCTTCATCATACGTGACCACATCGGACCACGAATTGAAGCTGTAACCGTGAAGAAGTCCAGTCCTGTCGAGTAGAGTCATGATGCCATCTGCAACACGTTTGTAAGCCTCCCAGCCTACTTTACTGGCGATCTCTACGTCACCATAGTTGTATGTTTGTACTCCAAAAGTACCGCTGTCGCGATCGACTGTCTGCGAGATAGGTGGAGCGATTTCTGGTGTTGAAGTATAGCCATCCAGATCCAAGCTTCGATAACTGCAACTGGCGGTCGGCGCAATAGCAAAGGCTCGAACCATGTTGTTACGGCGAGCAACTCCAGCGGCGAGATCAACACCAGAGGCAATCTGTGATACAAGTTCATAAGCAGGAGATCTGATGATTTCACCGTTGTTGTACTGTTCAAGAGCACGACCAAATTGGTCGTAGGTTACTCCGTATCGACGAAGTAGATTGGCGAGTCCGAGCATCCCGAGCCCCACTTGTCGGTCAGTTTTGCTAGGGAGATATTCTCCGCTTTCGCCAACACCTGTTTTACCATGGAGTTCGCACAACTGGGACATACCTTCAAAGAAAGCGTTAGGGATGTCGTCGAATTCACAGGCACCGAGAGATACATGTTGGAGTAAACAGGTACCTCGTGAGGGCAGGTAAACTTCAAGGCAGACATTACCTCGGATTCGGTTTCCTTCGTCATCGTATTTTACTTTGTTGAGCCAAATGTCGCCAGATTTAATGCCGTGAAGTAGTTCCTCTTTAAAGTCACATGCTTCCCACCATTCTGGTTTAATGTTAATGCACCGCTTAACCCAGGGTAGCTCAGATCGTGGAGTCTTGATAAACTCCAAAGCATCTGGGTGCGAGAGATCGATATGGCACACCACAGCGCCGTTCTTGTACACCCCGCCGCGACGGAGGATCTCATTTAGTGTGCTATAGATTTTGGCAAAGCTGACAGGACCAGATGCAACCAGTCCTTTGTCATTTTCTGTTCCTTTTGGTCGCAGCTTGGAAAGGTGAACTGCGCAACCTGCGCCAAAACGCAGTGCGTGAGACACAAACTTCCAGCTTGCTTCAATTCCATTGTCTCCTTCGATACTATCTTCTACGGTGAAAACAGTACAGGACACCGGCAAACGTGAAGTAGGGTCATCCAGCCAAGACTGGACACGACCCGTACGAGAAATATAAGAGGTTGTCATGGGTTAACGAGATCGTTCAAAATAGGTGGTTTGTAGTTTGGTCCTTTCAAGACCTTGCCGTCCGCACGGCGGATAGGTGTACCGTCGAGTCCAAGCTTAGACATGTTTGACTTATGGACACGATCAAGTGCTTCCTCTAGATCCCATTCCATATTTTCAGCATACTGAAAGCAGACATATATAAGATCTGCTAGCTCTTTTAGTTCAGCTTCGTAAGGTTCATTGTAAAATGCACTACGAAACTCTTTATATTCTTCATCGATCAAAGCCAGTTGCATAGTCCGGTTCTCCGAACTGTTCTTGATCCCATACGCTGAACGGAATTGAATTGCTTGATCGCTCAGACTGGTCGATGTACAGTGTTGTGTGGTAGAGTTCATTTTCAAGGTAGTGGATAGCCTTTTTAAGATCCGCCTCTTTCGATTCAGAAGACTTGTAACCGGCTCTGCAAATATATTTAATAGCATTACCAAGGTGGTAGTTAAGATCTTGGTCTCGAATAAAGTCCCAGACTTCTATTGATCCTCGGGTGTAATGATCGGGGGATTCTGCCATTGTTTAAGCAATTGATTCATATTGTTGCCAAGCACAAAGCATTGACGTTGTAGAGCAAGGAAAACAGTAATCATATCTTCCTTTGTTGTATCGGGGTTGTTTAGTGCATCCTCAATCCGACGCATTTTGAACTGTTGTTCCATCGTCAATTCGATAATCGGCGGTGGGGGTCCAAAGGATGGGCTGTTGCTTGTTGAAGTCATAGTCGGATACTGTGAGGATTTTTGCGAGTCGTGCATTCTCAAGTGCGACATCTTCGGAAAGATCTTTCTCAGCAAACGCTTCAACGACAGTCTTCCAAGAATACCCTTTGTCTTCAAAGAGGGTGATTGCACGTTTAACACCAATACCGGGACAACCTGCGTAGCCATCGGTTTGATCTCCTGCTAATGTTTGAATAAGGTGCCACTTAGCTCCCTCGTCCTCTTCCACATTCATCATTTCTGACATGTCAAAGAGGCGACCAGGTATTTGGCGCATGTCCTTATCCGGCGAGCAGATACAACACTTGCCTCGGTTTTGTGTAGCATAAATACCCAAGGCATCGTCAGCCTCAAGCGTTGGCATGATGACAACTTTGTACTCAGTCTTGAGTCGGTTGATCACACGTTTGTAACCGCAAGGTTTCTTGCGATTGCGATGCCCTTTGTATGAGGGCTGGATGGATTTACGAAAGTTTACACTATCGCTAAAGAACAGAACTAATTCAGGTACATCCCATAGAAAGTTGTTAATAATTTTGAGCAACTCACGCTTAACAGCAGCATAAGCATCACTAAATTTACTCGTTACAAGAATTACATCATCGCCCCAATCAATTTCTGTTTCGGCAGCGGCACAGCATTTGTAGACTACGTAATCAGCGTCTACAAGTAACTTCACCTGCCTTGTCCTCGGTATGCTTTCTTATCACCCTTGGGTCTGGAGTTGCGTCCTTGTCCTTGACGGGTTTTCTTTGCGACTGATTTAATCTCAGCCTTGTTTTTCTTGCTGTACATTAGTGAGTCTCACTCCAGTTGTTTCCGTGTGTTGCTTCCGCGTCGATGCGGATGCGCATGTTGTAGTATTCCCCAGCCGCTGTAGCGCTATATACCAGGGATGTAGATAAGTCTCCGACGTGCTCAGGGGCACACTCGAATTGTAGCTCGTCATGAATAAATCCTAATTGAGCAGCACATATCTGTGCCTCTCTTATTGTCTCTTGATTGATCACCATCCACCGTTTTGCGATGACACCCGCACCTGACTGCAAGCAGTAATTCAGGGCTTTGTGAGGCGAGTCAACGTTAACTTTTCGTCCATCGATAGACTTGATGAACCCTCTTTCTGCAGCTTGTTTAATAGCTTTGAGTAGGTCATCCAATCCATCAACCGCGTCAACATACGCTGCACGAATTTCTTTTCCTTTCTTTTTTGCAGCAGTGGTCGAAAGTTGTGGGTCATAAGAGTGTCCAATTTTTTCGTCACCTGCACCATATAAAAATGCGTAGGTTACGGTTTTTACTTGTCGCCTGGAGATTCCAATTTTGTCGGCGTTAATCTGATGGATGTCATCCTCAAGTAAAAGTTTCGCGTATCTTCCTCCGTCATACCTTGCAAGATAATGAGCGAGCATACGAAGCTCGATGCCGCTAAGATCAGCGCCAACCATACGTAAACCCGGACTTGGTATAAAGAGTCTTCTAAATCTTTCATCTGATGGGACTTGCCCTAAGTTTGGGTTACGGTGGGCGCAACGAAAAGTGTTAGTTGCTACACTGCAATGATGATGAATACGCTTAGCAGTCGTACTCAACTTCAGCCAGGCGTTCGCGCCTTCGCTGATCATTCCAAGCATCTTCGTTATCGTCAAAATCCGCAGGAACATCGTCGCTACTTCCGAGTTCATCTCCTTCAAGATCACCTCGTCGATAACAGGTTTCCCAGTAGTCGTCTTCTGGCTTGGAATCCAGCCATAGAATTGTTGCAAGATCCATGATATATGGTCGCGAGAGGATGTATTTAGTTCTTTCAGTCGAGTAAAGGGTGCACCCTTGACATATCCTTGCGTGCGGTTATCTCGTTTAGGAGTGAATTCCGATCCTCGGACGAAAGGGTGCCTGTCTCGAAGTAGTTCTTCAGTTTCTCTAAGTTCTCGTCTGAGAGTAGATGCAAGTTCCCATGCAGCGTTCTCGTCAAAAGCCCATCCATGAATTTCTTGATCAGTAAGGATTTGTTGTACTTCGTGTTCTAGCGCGACCCATTCAGGTAGGGCTGGAAGTGTTTCCATAGTTTGGTGGTAACGTGAACGTCTTGTATGCAATAATCTTCCATTTCTTGAGACCAATCTGTCCAATTAGAAGTGGAACCGTAGTCACCTTTCCGTTCATCTAATCTGTAGCCGTAAGATTCAAGTGAGTGTTTACCATATAACTTGAGAGGCATACCATCCCAGGTACGATTCTTATCCAAGTTTATCATGTCGGGGTGGTAGAGTCTGCTAAGTAGTAGAGTATCGACCACATAAGCAGGCTTACCAAACCAAGGGTAAAGTTTGCGAATAACAGGTATGTCGTAACCAATAATGTTGTGACCAATAATCCTGTCCGCGTCCTGTAGTCTTTGCAAGCCTCTTGATATCGGCTCACTGGTCCCCGTGTCATTGTACGCAATCGTCTGATCATTCGAGAGATCATGGATAGCAAGGCAGTGGATGGTACTAACATCATGAAGCAATCCGTTTGTTTCTATGTCAAAGATTAGACTCACTTCCCATTCCATCTGAACGTTTTATCTTTAAATTGTGCACGTTCAATAGCTTGGGTGGTAGGTGGGTTAGGTCGTTTAAGTTCAGAAGTCTGTTGCTGCGTTGAACTCTGGTTCAGCTTGAGTTTCATAGAATTTACAGGTAGGTAGATCATAGCTTAGCTCACAGGCTACTCCAGTTTCGCCTGAATAACGATTTTTAAGGATTCTAACAGTCGTAGAACCTCCAGCTTTGTTGGATTGTTGATCTCTTTCCAGTCCAATACACGCATCGCTGAGTTGAGCGATTGCAGCAGATCCGCGCAATTGTCCGAGCGTGACTCGTGCTCCTTCTTCATGATTCTGATCCGATGATGTACGTTTGAGGTGAGACACCAAGAACAACGCTATGCCAGTACGCTCCACGAGCGACCTTAACTTAGTCATTGTGGTGTCAATCATTCGTCGTTCGTCTCCGTCAAGCCCAGAAAGGAGGATGGAGAGGTGATCCAAGAAAATGATTCTACAGTCGAGACCTGATGCCAGGTACTCAATCCGATTATAAATAACATCAGGATCGTAGGAGCCGAAACCGTCAAACAAATAGAGGTTCCAATTAGCCATCGTAGCGTCGAACGCCGCCGTAAGTTCTTCATGGGTGTGTTCTCCTAGGTGCAGGGACTTGCCAACGTGGGAGCTGATCAAGCCTAGAGCAGTACGGCGGTTGGATTCTTCAAGCGCCAAGTAACCGACCCGTTCTCCTTTTGAAAGAAGATTAGTTGCAAGCTCACGACAGAAGCTGGACTTTCCGATGCCAGAGCCTGCAGTAATTGTGACAAGCTCTCCATACCTGATCCCGTGAAGCTTTGATTGTAATCCTTGAAATGGGTAGTCATGATCAGCAGCAGGGGATGGTGTAGTTACTAAATCTAAAAGAGTTTTGCCATCGACAATGCCATCAGGGCGGAACGGCTTGGCGTCCCAGATAGCTCGGCATACAGCGTCAGAGTCATTGGCTTGAAGGGCGTCTGATGCGTCCTTGTATTCTCCCTGCAGGTGGGCAATCTTAACCTTACCTGGTGGTAGTACACTAGCACACTCTTCAGCAGCCTGACGACCTGGAGGATCGTTGTCGTAAAATAGAACAATCTCATCGTAGCCTTGCAGCAATGGGAGTTGTTTTTGTACAGCCTTCTTTGCACCAGCTGCACCTGATGGTACAGAAACCATCGGCCACCCTGGCATACACTCAGACCCACTAGCTGCATCCATCTCGCCTTCAAAGATGACGATACGTTTACCAGTAGTAGGATAGAGATGTTGTCCGAAGAATGTACCAGGCACCTCACCCTCATACGAGAATGACTTACCCTTTGTTTTTACCTTGGCACCTTTGACGATGCCTGATTCGTCATGATAGTAAAAGCGAAGCTTGTCACCATCACGGTAGATTTTGTACTTCTCACAAACTTTCTGTGAGATGTTACGCTTCTGCAGCCTTTGGGCTGAGCCTGTTATGTTCACACGTGCGGACTTGTTTGAGTGAATGTGTAAAGAAGGTTCACCATCACCGTGCGTATAGTGATGGCAAACAAAACAATATGTGTGACCGTCATCATAGACACTCTTAGCATCTGACGATCCACACTCTTCGCATGGCTCGTGAAATAGAAACTCAGAGGAGCCAGTCGATAGGTATGTCCTTGAAGGAAGTCCAAGGGATGTCATGCTTATCGCACCATTTAGCGTATGTAGTTTTAGATTTTTTGCTGATTTTATTAAAGGGTGCTTGGAATACCATGCGTAGATCCATGTAAGGATGTAGCTCTTTTACGGCTTTGATCTTACGTCGATCAGCAGCATCCCAATAACCCTTACACTCTAATACGACACCATTCGGTAATACGAAGTCTGGTGTGTAAACGTAATTAATAATATAGCGGACTTTAGTTGTCTCGTACTCATACTTAACACCAAGGTCTACAAGTAGATCAGCGACCTGCTCTTCGAGCTTGGATCTGAATGCCATTAGTCGTCCATGTTCTTTTCAATAATAGCTTCCACAACCTCAGTTACAGCACGAGACATCTCGTACTTGAAGTCATTCTTATCAGCCTTGTAACGGGTGACACAAATGGGAGGGAGTTGAATATCAAGGGTACCTTTGTAGATACCAGTGATCTCATCTTTTGCAACGGTAAATTGAAAATCAGAAGTCATCTTCGTCGGAACCAGGGAGAACAGTAACAGTCGGATCGTTAGCTTTAAAGCCGTCAGTCTTACCAAACAGGGCGGCTACATCTTCAGCGGGCATGCTGCCAGTATCTACACCAGCTCCTGAATTGAGAGACACCAGTTGTACACCAACCAGTTTAAGGCTTGTTCCATAAGTGACGCCATCCTTGAGGATGTACGGTTTCTGATAGAACGCCAACTTAACTCGGCTACCAGAATACATGGGCGTATTCTCGTCTTGGACAGGTGTGCCCTCGGTGTCAACGACGGGCGGGCGGTTCTCTTCATTCCAGCTGAACTTAACTTTAAATTGACCTTCAGCAACTTCTTCCCAAGGTTCAGGCTTAAGTACAGAACGCTTAGGATTCTTGAGTTTACCTTGTGCCCATTCGAGAGACTCAGTACGGTCCTCCTCCAGGGCGTCAACCATCTCGCTATCAACAATAGCAGAGAGGGAGTAGCCAAACTTGCTTGGCTTCAGTACAGCTTGATAACCTTCGAGGATAACAGGCTGTTCAGTTTTGTGGATAGTGCGTGGCATTAATAATCAGTCGTAAAAAGGTGTGTCAAGGATAACCGTGCCGGTTTCCATGCTTTCACGGAATCTTTTAGCCAGAGACAACCAATACTGTTTGTCCTCTTCTGGCTCATCCCATCCGTAATACCTTACGTTTTCTTCAATAGTGTCGGCTATAAAGCCGCAATCATCCCAATGCAAAGGCATTAACAGAAAAAATAAGTGGATTCAATCACGGATTCTGGTTGCAGATCTCCAATGATCGGTGGTTCAGTCTCCGCTTCTATTTGGTCAGCGAAGTCTCGCAAGTAATCATGCTCTGCGAAGAGGTGCATATATGTCTCTCGTACAATTGCACTGAGGTGAGACATGTCAGTAGCACGACACAATACAGAGTCATGAATGAGAGCGATCGGTGCGTCAAAACGAAGTGCACTGAAGTGGAGGAGAGATGAATCGAGTGAATGGATTAGATTCGGTGCAGTTGCGTTCTTGTGGTGTTGCTTGTCAACCTTGTCAGAGTCATCGACTGCTACGGTTAATTTGCAACGACCCATCAACTGCAATTCAACTTGGACTGTTTTCTTCTTCATCAGTTTCTGTGTTACCACGAAACCAGATGGAGTTGTCCATGTTAGTTCAGTCTTGCCACGATCAATAGCCTTAGAGACTTCTGATTCAATCCAAGACATAACAGCCATAGGACCAGGTACAACCTCATCCATAGCATTTCTAACAGCGACCACAGTCTGTGTCAAGTCGTCTTTATCAATCTCAACACCTTTCTCTTTGAGTGCGTCCCGTATGTACCCACGGTTACTAAATGGTTTAGCATTGTAGGGTACGGTCATCACCACCCTTTTGACGGTTTTTCTGTCCATGTAAGGACGGATAGACTTCGGGCAGTGCGGACTTGCTTGTTCAGCAACTACTTTATATGCATCTTGAGGGCGATCTGAGGGCAGAACGTTGACTAATTGAGCCGTATTTCGGTCCCTAGCTAACCCTGCCAGTATTTGTAGACCACTACAAGTAGCATCTGTGGCGATCATGGCACGTGTTTCGTGTCTATCACATTTGAGAACACAGTGATAGTATTCATCACATGCTGCAAGAAATTGCCAAGGTTCATCAGCAGTTTCCCACTCGTGAATGTGTAAGATAGGATCAGAAGCGACACAAGATATAAGGTGTGTGTTGTTCTTTACCCATTCTAAACGTTCAGCCATTGGTGCTTTATCAAGACCATATGTTGTGGCTACTTGAAATGCTAACCACTCCTCAGCTTCAGGTGTCATAAACGACGCCTTAGCAAATGTTAATAAACTTTTTCCAAAGTCTGTATCTTGTGGTGTGAGGAATGCAGGAATTGGGTATGCTCTACCTCTGTAATCAAACGACCACGGAATATAGAACTTATCACGATCCTTGAACCTAGCAACAGCTTCCATCGTCATGCGTGTTCGACATGACTTCCTGAACTCTTGCGCTTGTAGGTTATGAACCTCAGCACAAGTTCTCCTATATACTTGACGAGACTCTTTGTTCTCCTCAATATCAACAGGTTTAGGTGGTAGTTCGTGATGGATGATAGGGAGAAACTTACCAACAGCTCGTTCCAATCTATCTAGCTCTTCCGCTACCCCTACAATAAAGGGATTTAATCGGTAAGCTACCTTCTGGATTTTGTTCAGAAACTCCAGGGGTTTATCTCCCTGTATAGATGTGGGGTTACCGCGTCTAACCATGTCATGACCACGCATTACCTCATTGAGGATGTATCCGCCTTGCCTATCATGATCCCAATTATTAGGTTCGATAAGCATTGGCCATGCAAGTGGGCTGAATAGTTCAGCATCTCTCATCACTGCGTCCTTGATTTCAAGGAATTCTGGAGTAGGGATAACATACTGGACACGTTTACGTCCTTGTTGTTGCATGTCCTTCGCGAACCAGCCGCTGCTCTGCATGATGCAGTCAAGTAGCCAACCTCCAAGTTTAATGCGATTAGAGCTTCCCCATGTTGTCCATTGTTTGACATCATAGCGATTCATCAAGGTACGGATAACAACTAGCTTTTGCTGTGTTCCAATAGAACGATGCCAGTAGTTATCTTTGAGTGTTTTTAGTAGACCGGGTGCATGTTTTTCATAGTGTCGCATTTGACACTCTTGTTCAACAGCAAGTCCAATAGACTCACATACTTTGGTGGCTTGGTTGCTTTTCTCTTTGTATGAGAATACTTTATCAAAGGTAATTTTAACAGCGATAGCTGCAGCAGCAAGTGGCTCAACATCTGTAAGATACTGTTGTATCTCTCTAAATGCTATACCTGCGTTACCTTTTCTTAGCCTAGTTGTAGTTGCTTCAATACGTGCCACCACAAGAGGCAGCAAGGTATCGATAGAAGCAGTTCCATACACAGTAGCAGACGCATAGGCTTTGCCTTCGAGATCGCGTGTGTTTTTATGTAGTTTCTTTAATCCAAGAGCGATTGCGTCACGCTCAAGTTGTATCTGTTCATCAATCTGGGCTGGTGTCGGCAATAGGCTCCTCTAAAACTACGGACTTGCTGGGCGTGTATGTGAAATAGTAGCATTGAGCTAGCTCAGGATAATCCTCAGCAAACTCATTGAACTGTTCAAGATTAATCAAGCTCATTAGATTTAACGGGTGAAATGTGGCGCAACTCATCGTCAGTGCAGATAGTAAACTCTGCCTCTTCAGCGATTAGTTGTTTGATACGATTTTCGGCCGCATGCGCTTTTTGGTAAACGTACTCTTTTACTTTACCTTTGCTATTTGTTGCGCGGATAATGCAACACACTGAACTAGGGATCTCCCAGCCGCGCAGTTTCCAGTCTTCAAACTCTTCCCACGATGGTGTGGCAAGATATTCTTCAGGCATCTCTGCCCATGCTTCCCAATTGTTGGGGAAATAGTTACCACTCATCACAAAGTTTTACATCTTTAAGGAACTGCGTGCCACCGGACAATTCAGCAGCAGCCCATGCGGCGTGCTCTAAATCGGGTGCCAATAAATACTGCACCTGACCGTCAGTTCGTGTGTATTGCCACTCTTTAAGCGGCTGTTTTTGTAGACGCATTAGTTGTCTTCCTACGCTTAGCTGGGCGTGGTTTGGGTAAGTAGGTTTCACGTTGTGCGAGTTCAGTGTACTTAGCGTGCCACTGATGTTCCTCGCCAAAGTAATTTAGCCAACAGTAGATAGCATTGCGGATGAACCAATCGTCATCTTTGGGTGGTGTTACGTTTGCCATAGTAGTTTGATGTAATACGGTTTGCACGCTGCCATGTGATAGCAGACGCAAACAATCCTACCATACCGATGCAGGCGAGGATGATGGTTGATTCGTTCCAGTTCATTTGCTGATAACCTCTTGATAATCGTACTTGTCAACCATGTTACCACATGTTTGGCAACCTAGCCCACTCCACGAAAAGTGGTAGACACGGTGAATTGCACCACATGTACACATGATCTCTTTGCCTTGTTTACCGGCACGTGTGTGGCGTGTGATGGGTTTGGTTTGCATCATTTGCTGTTACGCTCTTCGTAGTGTTTGCGGATGTTGTTGAGGCGTTCGAGTGATACCTCTTCAGTGATGATGTTTTGACACTCAATGGTAACAGACTCATCTTCATCGAAAGAGTCATGTAGATCCATCATCTCAAGACGGTTCATTGCACCGCGTAGCGTAGAGTACACTGATACCATGTCAGTGCATTCGTACGGCAAAGAATAGCGGAGAACGTAAACAGTAGCCATAAAACTGCGGACTTGCTGGAGTGAATGTGATGAATGTGGAGATGTAAAAAACCGCCGCTATGTATTAGTAATAGCGACGGATTGTGATTGCAATGTAATTAGAATTAGTTACACATTACGATTGAAGAAATAGTATTCATAATTAAAATAAATTTCAAAGTAATCATATTGCAAACTCTGATGCCATACCATCTCGTAGTCAATAGCTGACTGCAAGAAGATTGGCAGCGCGTCAAGCTCGTGGCTGTAGCAATCCTCGACTAGATTCTCACTGAATGCCTCGACACTTGGGAAACAACCAGAGTATGCATTCTCTAAATCTTCTACATCATCCAACCCATAACCGCGCAGCTCATTGATAAACATGTCGATGAGATGCTCAGCATCAGTCTCAATGATGTTGGATACAATTTCCTGAAGAGGTGACAACGTAGTTTGAGTCATGATGTTGTAAATGTGTTGTTTGATGAGTGACAATATCAGGCAGCAATCGGGAAGACAGCTACACCATCAGCTTTGCAGAACTTGTTAACCCACTTGCCAAAAGACTCAACATTGTGGAAGAGAATGTCAAACATTGCGTCTTCGTCGATGTTGCTGTAGAGATACTGATTGCCGCTCTTGTATGTCACGAGAGCTTGATTGTGCAGAGGAGAAACCTCAAGTTGCTCAATAGAAGAAGACTTGATAGCGTTACGTGCAGCAGGAACAAAGAACATTGTGTATGTGAAATAAGGTGAATAAAGTAGCTGTGAAAGCTACATTGAAGGGACGAATCCCCTCAAGGTAACTATCAGCCAGCGAGCGCATATGCACGCAGCTCAGGACGCGTAGCAGCAAAACTACGCTCAAGCTCGTAAGAAGAATGCTTACGCAGTTCAGGGTTAAGAATACCCTGAGACTTGTACTTAGTACGGTTAGCACCTACCAGGTTCTCATTAATCCAGAAACCAAGCGACATGTTTGGGTTGAGGATGAGATTGACGATGGCACGACGTGACACGTTAGTGTACGTGTAAGCGTGTCCAGTTTGGAAGAGAATATCAACAGTGCCATTCAAAGGATTGGCAAACATAACATCGACAGCATCAGAAGAACGAAGATCGATGAGTTGATTACGAAGCATGATTGAGTGAATTGAATTGAACAATGTAAGTATGGCACGGATGACGAGGAAAGTCAACCGATGGTGTGCACTTTACCAATTGACTAACCAGGTGGATTCCTGCGCACCGGCAGCACGAGCAGCACGACTAGCAGCAACAGCAGCACGCTCGGCAGCGATGCACTCAGCAGCAATAGAAGCAAGGCGAGAATCAGAAGCGTAAACGCCATTTGTGAATGTGATTTTCTTTTTCATAATCTTCAAGCGTAGGTGTTAGCAACTTGGAACAGTTGATCATCACTAACTAAGTGGTTAGGTTGATCACATTTAGTGATGAAGTGATGATATACTTTATCAGGAGATTCACCCTCCCAAGAGATAGCATCAGTCAGAGATGTGCACATTTCACGCACAGTTTTAGTGCCATTATACTTAGCATTGAATTGCTTCTCAAGCGTTGAGATTGCAAAGGATAGAGTGAAGGGATAGTCGTTTGTTTTGATCATGGTTTCACCATAGCATAGGTTGCCGTTTTTTTCTGTATCAACCGCTACCGTTTTGAAGACTCATTGATAAGAGTAGCTGATAGTACACTTGTTCTATTCACTATCTTCATCGGTGATGGCTTCAATGTAAGTTAACACCATGTCAATCGGCATTGAATTGTTGTAACAATCGTTGAGTGAATCGTACCAGAAGTCGATGTTATCTTCGATGATTGTTTCCCCATTATAGTTCATGGAATACCTCCACAGTGTTGGTGACAATAACACCATTGAGTTTAGCTGGTTTGTTACGCTTAGCGCGTTTCTGTGTGTTACACCATAGCAGCGTTTTGATTGGCTTACCGTGCAGCGTGAATGTGCAATCTTTGAGTTTAACTTTGCTCATCAGTTTACGCGGGAGAAAGTGTAACCGTGCTCAAACTCAATCGTGTCGATGTGATCATGAATGAACCACTCATAATTCTTTTGGAATACACCACACATTGTACCATCACACAGTGAGTTGATGAGAGCATTCAAACGTGATTTAGTCGTGTTAGTTCGCCAACCACCATCATAGATCTCAACGCTGTTGTTATCAATGGTAGCGATAAGATTCTTGTGCAGATACACACAGCTCACATCACGTGATGGTGAGTATAATACTTCAGTGTTGTCTTTACGCCAGTCATTCTTGTTAACAACTGCACTGCACATTTGTTGTTCGATGAGTCGCATGTCATTCGCTTGAGTATGTACATAGTATTGCACAGTTCAGAGCTGATGTCAACATGTAGTGGACAGTACGTTAACCGGCAGACAGATGGCTTCGCCTGTTGAGAATAATTCTCAGTAAGCATCGCTCGCGCTACGCGCTCGCTCCGTGTTGGCGCAGTATATCACAGCGCAGAGCAAGCGAGCGAAGCGAGCGGACAGTAAAAAAAGTGTTTCTACTGCCCCCACTGGGGGTATTGCGAACGGTTCTCAATAAGGCAAAGGCTTCAGAAATTTTTGTCATTTTTTGAGATCGTATATTCTACGATTTCGCCAGTTTCCGCCAGTAATTGCAGTTGATAAACGTTTGGACCGGTTTCCACCAGACCAACAATAAGCATATTAAGTAGAATCAAAGTTTAATACCAGGTAAATAACATAGGAGACCACTATCAACAGGATAACGATCATCCATACAACACTCCAAACAACCATTAGCAGAACATAGCGGCGTAAATAGTAGGGAATTCTTGTTCAATAATACCTTTAACCTGATCTGCAATCAGTTTATGTTCATATTGAGTACCATTAGCGCATCTTAGGTCACAATAGTGCAACCAAGAGCGTAAAGTACCATTCATATACATTTTAGTGGGTGTTGAGAGCGGTAAAACGTCTCTAGCACACTCTTTTGCCACACCTGCTTGCAATAACTCCTTATATAGGCTTTCACTAAGCTCATATAGGCTATTAATTTTAATTGTGAAGTCTTTTACGGTATAAAAGTCTAAATCATCAATACTATTCTGCCTATTCTTCGTATCTTGGCGTCTAAGCTGCGGGATAGCGGCAGGTTCCGCCACTTGAGCGTATCTTTGAGAAAACTCTTGAAAGCTAAAGGATCTGTGACGTAAGATTTGAGCAGCAACACTTCGGGTTGTCTCAATCTTCACACACATATTCACCATTTCAAAGGGTGACCAATGCTTATGTTTAATCAAGTACCTGATCAAACGTTCTGACTCGGGGTTATCCTGATTATCAGGGTTAGATACACGAGCCATGTAGGCTATAAGTTTCTCAGCATCCGGGGTGGTGTGTACTAATGATACTGTATGATACATGTAAGAGGTGGTTAACGTAGTTGGTGGTAGTATTTATAAGATGAGTACGAAAACGAATCATCAGATAAAAGAAGGAAGGAGTGTCGTTAGACACGAGTTCCTTCCTTCGCAGAAGTCGGGTCCACCCTTCCCTTCTCCTGTATAGATGTGGGGGTAAACTAAACCCAGGTAGGGACAGAGTTTTTACCACCACCTTTAGATTGTTGTCGTTGTTCGTAATTCATACCCAAAACCATATGATTAGCAGAGGATTGAGGGTCTTCAATAAACTCTGCTAACATTTGATTCCACTCAGTACGTTTACGTTCTTTGATTGCTTCCTGGGCTGAGATACCCATTGCATCTGTAAAATACTTAACGCCTTGAGCTAGGCAGTCAATTCTATCGTCGTGTTTAACTGCGCCTTTCTCACGACACATACGAGACATTTGATAGAACAACATGTACATCAACCGCCGTTCAGGAGCTTCATTGGGGTTAGATCGGAAGTCCCACTCGATGACGGATTTGTCAATAACGAGTCGGTGTTGATTGAGGACGGGTTCAAGGGAATCGATGATTCGATCTTCTTTTCTAACAGTTGCTCTGACTTCTTCAACATCGCATCTTTGATTAGTTTGTTGGAGATGTTTGCGGAACAACTCGCTAACAATACCGTCGCCAAAGTTAGTTTCAATGACAAGCTTAGATACTTCATACTTTTTACAACCTTTTAAAATGTCCAGAAGTGTGTTGTCTGAGTATCCGTCTCGGTAAGCACGCATTTCGTGCAAGTACAGGATACCGTTACGTTGGGAGAGATAAGCTGCAGTCGTTTCATCCGATCCACGACCCGACGGGTCAACAGAGCAGATTGTTTCAGCGTAAGAGTCCCATTCTCCTTGAAGCTGCATTGGACTGTAGAAATAATCTCCAGGTAGCCCGACAGTGGGGAGTTCCTTGATACAATTTTTTGGGTCTGAGCACCAGATGACGGACTCAGGAGCAGACTTAGGGTTAACAGAGGTAACGATAAGGTCTGCACATTTAAGTGGAAATTTGTCAGCATCACTAAGTGAGGTGTCTAGCATGAACTGCAACATAAAGTTGCTACGACCCATTGAGGCTTCACGTTCAATCAGGTCTTCATTATCAAAGCGGTCATCTGTTACGTCCCATTTGTCTGCACCATTATCGATGTCATCCACGAGCTGAGGAGCTAGGAGACCCTCATAATTAGAAGTCTTACGAGGATACCTAGCAGGCCATACAAAGGGTTTGTATGACCGCTCAGCGAGACGTTTGTAGACGGTAAATGTAGTTTGAGGAGTACCTAAGTACATAATACGTGAATCATCTTTTGGTGTAAGGATAGACTCAGCTTCTGTACAAAGTTGTAGGAGCTTTTCTCTCATCAACTCCGTCATTGAGTTACCAGGAACTTCAATGTCGTCTAGGATCATTAAATCTGCGCGGCTTCCGGTGAGCTGACCAGTGATGCCCACCGACTTTACGCTTGGTGCCTGGTGGGGTGAGCACTTCACATCGAAGCTTACCCTGCTCCACCTTGCATCGTCTCCAGTCGGTCGTAAATGAGAAAGCCATGGCGTTTCAATAATAAGTTTTTGTAGAAAAATGGACATGTTATCTGCACGTTCTTTAGACGCGGAGATAATCATAATTTTTCGCTCTGGATCGTTAAAGAGAGTCCAGAGAACAAATGCGCCTGTGATCCACGACTTACCAACTCCACGGAAAGCCTGTATCTGAAGACGCTTAGGTCCATGTTGAAGATAGTCTGCGATAGCATATTGCGCACGTGTAGGATTGGGTAGATCTAGCTCCGCCCACAGAGCCTGCAGGAAGAGCTTAAAGTCACCTTGTAGAAGGTCTAGTGTGTTCATAAGTTATTTAGTAGAACGGACTTCTTTAATAAGGTCATTTAAAGGTTCCCAAACTTTAGCAGTATCTACGTTGTATGCAACATCAGAATCTAGCATATCCCGCCAACGACGGATTAGCTCATTGACATCTTTAACATCTTTCAAAGACCGTACATAATCTGTTTTACCAAGCTCAGCGCCAGAAGCTCTAAGCATAGTATGTAATTCATTGTGTGGGTCTTTTTGCATGTTAATAAGATTACTTTTAACGTCACCAGTACGTTTACCTTGTTTAACAGCGTATTCTGCCATTACAATAAGATCATCTTTGTCTGCCTTACCTTTACTAATAAGATCGTCCATTTTACCAAAGAACGCAGCACTAATGCCTTTAGGAAATAGGTGATGTTGCTCTAGGTAACCAGTAATACCACGTCTAACCTCTTCGTCCTTTTTAACTGCCAAACCCTCTTTGTTTCTAAAGAAATTAGGATCGGTTTCATCAAAAGGTAGGACATTAGATTGCTGCCTGCTTAAAGATTCTTGAGCGCCCATCCGGCGTTCACGTAAACGATTAGTAACCTTTTTAATTTGATCCGGTCTTCCTTCATACATGCCCATAAGTTGCTCCACTTCTGGGTTATCGTTAAGGAAAATCCGTAGATTATCAGGGTCACCTTGCAGTTCTAGTAAAGCATCTAGTTGCTCGTTACTTTTTTGAATACTGCCTTTAAGACGGTCAATTTCCATATCACGTCTAATAAGACGCCTACCTTGTTTAGGGGTAACAACTTTTTGACCAGTTTTAACTCCAACAGCTTCCAAAGTAGGCTGGTCAGTAATAGTAACAGCTTTCATAACTACACCACCTTTTGTAATTTGTGGTGTCATTTGAGTAGGTGCTACCATACCGCCAGCCGTTGCAACCTGTGGTGACAGGCCACCAGTTCCTGGCGGAACAGCGTCTAAAGCTGCCCCAGCTAATTTACCAGTACCAAACGTAGCAATTTCTCCAGCTACTTCACCTAACACATCACCTGCTCTAGGATCAATACCAGCAGATTCAGCCATCCTCCGAGCATTTTCGGTGTACTGCTGTTTGCCTCTATTAAAAGCGCCGGCAACAAAATAAGGGATATCCCCAGGACTATCAATTGGTTCGTCCACTTGCCGGTCAGCAGCTTCAAATTCTTGTTGAACAAATCTAGCTGTACCTTTTAAAATTTGGACAGCACCTTTTCTCCATCTAGCAGTAAATTGCTCACCGCCAGGAATGTTTTGATCAATAAAATCGTCAGCGGCCCGTACACCTGATCCAATTACTGACGAAACGCCACTTGTTAATTTGTTCCAGCCTTCTTGGACAGCATCAAACTCTTTTGTTAAAAGTAGCTGTTCTTCTTCTTCCATTTAAGCAATATGCTCCATAAGAATTTTTTCACGGAGCCTATTGACTCCAAATCGCTCCCTCATCCAGTCGATGACGGGAGCACTTCCCTTTTCCTGATTACAACGGGTGCAGGCGCATACAACATTAGTTGCGACATCCTGACCCCCACGAGACCTAGGATGAACATGATCGATAGATAATTGACTAAGGTCATAAGTTTTTCCGCAATAAATACATGTATGGTCAAAATGTTCCTTAATAGAGCGCCTCCACAGGCGCTTGGCTTCTGGAGAGGTCATAGCTATTAAGTTAAAAAGATAGTCGTCAGGAGTTGGGAGAAACGGGGTCATGCGCGGCCTTTACGTGCTCGGTTTTTAGATGCTTTTTCAAGGAATGTTTTACCATTCTTCTTGTGTGAAACATCTTTACCGTCGCCATTACCATAAGTTCCGCGTTTCCGATTTTCTTTGTTAAGTGCAGACCGTTTCTTGATCTGTAGTTTTGATGCGTCGTACTTTTTTTGATACGACTTGTAGTTACCGTTGGCGTATTTTGCGCCTTTGTATTTAGACGTGCGAGCCATGCAACCTCCGTTGTACAAGCTCAGGGTCTACCTGGGGCATAACTGCTGCCAATTTAGACAGCGGATTACCTTCCATGGCTACACCACTAATGTCATTTGTTTTGAGCCAGTCACAAGCTGCTTTTAGATCAGCTGTAGAAGCCTCACCTGATTTAATACGGGCAAGAAATTCATTAGTAACAAGATTATGCAGCTCGTTAAACTGGTCTTCTGTAGCTTTTTTCTTAGGCATTTTTAAGCACGATTTGATCTAATTTGTTTTCAATGCGTACCATGTGATCTTCCATCCGTGCTAACAATTCAGCCAGTTCGGCTTTTTTAACGTAGTCAGAAGCGACAGTTAGCTCTATACCATCAAGACGACGGTCAAGTGCGCTGATACGTTCATGGACGCTGTTTATTCGATTATGTAATCTGTTGTTTAAAGCAGCGCCACCTGCAACGACGGCAACAGCTAGGCTAACAAATGCTTCACTCATTTTCTACTGCCACTATAGGTACAACGTCATGACACAAAATTTCTACACGAGAACCAGGTCTAAACATAAACCCAGCTTTCATAATCTCAGTGCATTTGAGTGCTCTCACAAGTTCGTAGTCAAGACGCATTTTCTCTTCGTGTTTTTTAGCTATGCTTTTACATAGCTCAATCATCCCACCATCCAGAGGTACACTAAAATTAAGCTGTGCACCCCAGTTGTTACTCCTAACATAACCAGAGTTTTCATAAGGAATGGTGTCATTGCCCATGTAAAACGGGCTAAATTGCATCGTAGTGCCGTTACAGCTGCTGTTAGATGCGAAGTATTGCCGAGATGGTGCTCCATTGTTTTGGAATTGTACGGCTTGGTTTGTTACATTACCTGTAGCCGCAGCTACTGGGTTAGATGTATTTTGAACTTTAGGGTCGTTATCAGCAAATGCTGGGTTTATTGAGAGAAGACCGATAGCGAGGTAGTGGTAGAAGTTGATTCGATTACTTCTTCGACTACGATGTTCTCTACTACTCCTGCATCTCGTACCACAGTCTCTAGTTGAAACTGATCTCCGGCTGTGTGTACTGAATAAGTTGTAGAATCGTTCAAGATATCCCCACTGGGGACTACGTTGGTTCCAGACCATGACTTGTAATCACCACCATAGATATTTGTTTCAATCGTACGATCGATGTCTACAGTAGTAGTCGTGGTGGATTGCATACTACCCTGTGTAAAATTAGGTGTAACTTGCTGGGCAGCAGCAGGGCTAGCCAGCATCAACAACAAAATAAGACGTTTCATTCTTCTTTCTTTTTAGATTCAGGAGGTTTAGAGTTTGTTTTGGTGTTTGATGTGGTTAGTCCGAACGTAGCAAGCGCTCCTGTAAAAACACTGGCTACAAAGGTTATGTCGCCACCGCTTTGTCCTTTTTTAATCATAGGAAGATCAACGTAATTAAGTGTGATAATAAAACCACTCCATACGACAACGCCTAGACGGACAAAAGTACCAAGGATTTGCAATTCATCCTCAGTGTTTTCCTTTACTTTATCTAAGAAACTTTTTGTTCCTTCTTTTTTGTTAACTTGCTCCATGTTTGTTTGAATACTGGTTTAAGTAGCATCACAATGTATTTGAACAAAGACGTAGCAGTTAGGGTGGCAGCAACACTAATAAATGCTGTTGTAGCTGCAGTTGTCATGATAGTAGTTGTAGGCATAGGAACCTCAATGTCCGTAAATGGAATCTCTACTATCTGTGCTTCAGGTGGTAATGACGTTTTAGCTGGTTTTGTTTCAGCATCCTCTTTAGGAGCTTCGTCCTCCGTGTTAAACCCCTCAATACCTGCTGGGGGCCTGAGGGTGTTAGGAGGTACTACAAGGGGTTTGTAACTAGGTAACTGAGCCCTTGGTACCTCTAACACCGCTTCAGGCATTACAGGCGCTTCTGGAAGCGTTAGAGAAGGAAACGACGGTGGATTAATCCAGGGGTCCACCGAACAATCCGCGTTCGATGAACTTCACTGCTTCATCATCAACAGTGTTGTCGCTTTGTTCAGCAAGTTTCGTCAAAAGATCAACGATAAGACGCTTAACTTTTTCAGAGTTAAGAAACGAAAAAAGAATTGGACGGATAAGGGTGATCATAATAAATAATTACTAAATTAACGAGGGTCAACAAACGAAGGGTTAAGTTCCCAACCGTTGCTTTCCGTATAAAGATACTTGTGACTCCAAAAATCTTCAGGTTCTGCCACATCTTCAAATAAAGCATGGGTGCTTGAATTTGCACATGAAATAATTTTTCTTTCAGGATCTCCAATAGAAACTTTTTCAGCACCCAAAGTTACATGCTCAGAGTCTGCAAATAAGTAAATAGCCTCGTTTGTACTATTTTCAACAAGAGTTTTCATAAGTTACATCTAAAATAAATTAACCTTTGACAATCAATTTAGTTGCAGCAACAGCTGTACCAGCAAACACGGATGTAGTAGCTGGTGTTGTAGCAAGCGTGCCATCAAGTTGGACATAATAAGCTTGTCCAGGCGTTAAACTTGATTGTGCATCATCGACCGATCCAACAATTTGGATTGTGGCTGTAGCGCCGTTTGCATAGGCACCATTTGAAATGCCAATATAATTTTCTGCAGTAAGGTTTGTTGTGGTTGAACCCATAGAAAGGGTTGCGCCAGTACCTCGGTTGCTATTGCCAAGATCACGGAATCCTGCAACAAAAACATCATCCGCAGTGCTATAACAAAGCGAAGTTTGGTCACCTCCATCAGTAGTCAACTGGACAGCAGTACCGAAATCTAAACTAGATCCATTCACTGTAGCTTCAATAGATTTCAATCTGTTTGAGTCATCGCTGTCTCTATAAAGGATAACTACATTTTGATTGTCTGGATTGTAAGCTACTGAAACATTTGCAGTTGATCCAGCCTCAAATTCTCCAATAGTATCTTTAGTTACAACACTACTGCTGTTTACGCTTACAGCAAGTGCTTTGCCTTTATTACTGTCGCTAGCGTCTACATAAGCAATAACTGTTTTTTCTGCATTTGCATCATAAGCTGCAGCAATGTAGGTTGTAGTACCAGCTTCAAATTCTGTTTCACCGCCAAATGACATTGAACCATTATCATCGGTTGCTGTAAGTGTGCAGATTATAATATGACCTTTGTCAGAATCATCATCATCTTGATAAGCAATAACAATTTTGTTTACGCTTGTGTCAAAGGCTGTTGATAACCAGACGCCAGTACCAGAAACAACTTGGGTAGTGCCAGATATGTTAACTGAATCAGAACTTGTTTTAATTGCAATTCCTCTTGTTTCGGCAGTACCATTAGCCCAGCATCCAAAGCAACGTTGGGCATTTGGATCGTAGATAATCCCAGTTACATTGCCACCGCCAGAAGCAGTGTAATAAGTATTTGGGCTTCCAAATGTAATGTTAGAACCGCTGGGATTGCCAACAACAATAGTCATGTTATCTGAATTAGCAGAGTCTTTGTAATGAAGAACAACTCTGTTAGCAAGCTCATCATAAGTTATGCTGATTCCGCTAGCTCCACTGTCAAACTCTACCGGCGTACCAAAAGTAATGTTACCGCTAGAAATAGTTCCAAGCACAGCCTTGCCCTTATTACTGTCACCTGCGTCTTTATACGCAACGACAACTTTATCGTCGTCAGGGCAATAAACAGCAGCAATATCGTGCGTATTACCAGTTTCAAAAACAGCTTCTGTACCTAGACCGGTGCTAGTAACACTGCCGCTAACAACAGAAACAGTACCATCAGAGTTAACAACTACTGTAGCTCCATCAGTCAATGCTCCAGACGCTGTTGCAGTCAAGGTACCGCCACCACCAGCATTACTATCTACATAAGCTTTAGTAGCTGCATGGCTGTCTGCAGTTGGGGTGTTGATTGTAAGAGTACCAGTTACAGTTGCTCCAGCGCTTGTGGTTTCAAATTTTTTACTGTTGTCGTAATAAAGTTGAACCTCTGCTGACGTATCAAATATTGCTGATGTATGATTAGCATCTTGTATTTTAAAATCTGCTGAACCATTACCTAAGAAAATATTTGACGTTCCATCGTGATAAATCTGAAAATCATCGTCAGTGCCAAGAAGCAGCTTGGAGTTATCGCCAACATCTATATTTCCAGTAACTGTGACGCCAGTGTTTGTTGTCTCAAGTTTTACGTTGTTAGTTGTTCCACCAGCGTGAAGCTTTACGCCGCCGCCTGCTCCCCCGGGCATTAGGTGTATGCCATCAGTAAGAGATGTATTCTGTTGGCCAATTTGAATAAAATCAGATTTTTTCTGAATTAAATTCCTGAGATAGGTGCCGTCTTTTGTGTAAATAGATCCTTCTTCTTCTATAACGATTGCAGCATCATTAAAGGTGTCATCACCAGCGGCATAGGTTCCACCAGTAGCAACAACCGTTCCAGTGACTTCTATGCCACTGCTTGTAGTTTCAAGCTTTTTAGAGCTGTCGTGGTAAAGCTCAACTGCGCCGTCTGTTAAAAACCGCGCCATATTTTCAAAGCCGTCAAGCTTTTTGATATCAACTCCAGAGCCGTTGCTATATAAAGTTAAATTTCCGGTGCCAGTGTCAACAATATTGCTGTTGCTCCCATCATGGTAAATCTGCAGATCATCGCCAGTGCCGAGAAGTAGCTTGGCGTCATCGTCTAGATCGATGTTGCTTGCTGAAAGCGAGCCGGTGATAACTACGCCGTACTGGCCTGTTTCAAATTTCTTAGAGTTGTCGTAGTAAAGCTCAACTGAACCGTTTCCAATAACCTTGATGCCATCTTCGCCACCTTGCGGTCTAATTAAAACGTTATCAACAGCTTGCAGGTATATGTCCTCGCCAGAGCCAGTGGTCTGAATGTAGAGGTTCCCAGTCCCGTCATGCCCGATAATGCTATTGCTGTTGTTGTGATGAATCTGCAAGTCACCGTCAGTGCCAACCACGACCTTGTCGTTGTCAGCGATGTTGATGTTGTTGCCATTGCTGGCCAAGTCACCCCCAAGCTGGGGCGTAGTATCCTCAACAACATTTAATATACCAGCTGCAGTAGTATCAACGTAACCTTTAGTAGCAGCATCGGCGGCGGCAGTTGGCGTACCAAGATTGACAATCTTATTATTCAATGCATCTAGTTGACCACCAAGTTCAGGTGTTTCGTCAGTTACAACGTCAAATGCGACTGAACCACCACTAAACTCAATACTACCAGTACGTTGATCGACCGTAAAGAAATCGCCAATCGCAAATCTACCGTTGTGGTCAGTAATAGCAGTCCAGATTTTACCGTCATTACTTTCGACAATTTGTTTAGCGGCATTAGGAACACCACCATTTTCAGGCAGTGCATTGTAGTTAGTACCACTACCTACATATTCCATCGTGTGACCACTAGAAGCGATCATAGAACGTAGGAAGAACGATACAGCAGCGCCGTCGGCAATAGCACCATTCAAACCAAGGTTTTCGCTACGCTTGTTAGCATTAGGACGGCTAATAGTAACTGTCCAACCACTACCATTAGCAGCAGCAGACAACACAGGATAGGTAATACTATTTACAGTCACCAACATGTTGCTAGCAGGTCTTTGAGCATCACCAAACCAACCACTACCAGCAGTAGGTGCATCAATGTTAAAGGTAGTAGATCCGTCAGCCTTCGCACCATCTACTGTAGATGTGAAAATTGCCGTGGTAGATTTACCATCAGCAACTAATGCTTCATCACCAAAGTCAGTGGTAGAAGCAGCCAGGTTAGCCTGACCACCATTCAAACATTTGATGTGGTACTTGTTAAAGAATGCATAGCTAGAGGTACATTGTGTATAACCGTTGTTAGTAACAAGGATGCCAGGACCATTCAAACCGACATGGGTATAACTGTCAGCCACCATCGACCGGAGCGGGCTAGTGCTCTTAGGTACAGCACCGTCAGCCAGCATACCGCCACCAGTAGGTGCAGAATCGGTGTCACCAGCAGTACCACCACGCGGGCGGTGAGCACGAAGATCGCTGTTATCAATTTCACTATCAGAAAAGTTAGTACAGTTTTGGATGTACGGAGACTTACTAAGGAAACAGTTGTTGTAGAAAGCAAAGTTCCAACCCTGACGTGCAGGCAGTGCTGAGTCCAAAGTATTGGTACCAGAGTTGCTAGCCTTCATGCCAGTCAACGTTAGGTTTTGAATAAATGAACCGCTGTTTAGCTCAAACAATGCATGGTTACCATCTGATTGATCACCTTGTGTTGCAACGGTTGGGTGTACAATACAGCTACGCAACGCCATACCAATAATAGACACGTTACGGCGTTTGATCTGGATAGGTGCTGCCTCTTGGTAAACACCAGCAGAAACAATGACGGTCATACCATCACCACCACCAGTCACTTCCAGCTCAAAACCAGAACCACCGCCGCCGCCAAGGTTAGAGTCAGCAGCAGATAGAATATCACCAATTTGATAATCTTCTAGTGTAGTTGTGCTTGTAACAGTGCAAGCGGTTACTGCATTACCAGAAACAGTAATGTTAGCTTGCAGACCAGATCCAGTAGTACCACCAGTAATAGGCACGTTAGTGTAAGAACCGTTGGTATAGCCTGAACCAGCAGTCTTAATAGACGTGCTGATGTCAGCATTGATGTCATTGATAGCATCTTTAATAGTCAGCTTAGGACCACTAATACGGTGACCGGTTTTAGAATCATCACCACCGGTAGCATCAACGTAGATGACTTTATCTTGGGTACGGAAAGAACCACCAGACGCAACGTCTAGCCAGGTACTACCATTCCAAATTTTAAGGGTTTGGTCATCATCATTTTGAAGCCAGGTCTTACCAGTTTCCCAATCTGTACCACTAGGAATGCTAGTTTGTACAAGGGTATCAAAACGACGTGCAGATGCAGATGCTGTAAAGATATTACTATCAGCAGGGCTGGGAGATCCAGCGTTTTGCTCGGCATAAGTAATCTTATCAGCATCCTTAATTTTATCAAGATCGACACCGCCGTCACTCAAACCAACAGTAATAGTACCATCACCATCATTAGTAATTGAAACACCATCAGAACCTGCAATATCACCAGTAATAGCAGCATCGATCATATCATCGATCTTAGCTGTAGTTGCGATAGTAGTATCGTTATTAGGGTTAGATTCCGATGAAGTGATGATGTCAGCTGCTTTGATCCGATCAAGATCAACAGAACCAGCAGCAATACCAAGAGTTACCTGACCATTGCTAGCACTTTTTTCAAGACCAGTGCTGTTAACAAGGACATCGGTTTCAACTACGTGATCAACATAATCCTTAACAGCACCTGTGGTAGGAACGGCTGTGTCGTTATCAGGGATTACATTGCTAGCTGAAGCAAGCTCAGCCTTAGTAAAGGTTTCTGTCGATTCATCCTGGAATCGTGCGTCCATCGCAGCAGTTGTAGCAACCTTTGCGTCACTACTAACCCAGGTTTCAGTAGAATAAACAGTGCTGTCAAAATTATCCCAATAGTAGTTCTTAAGATAAGCATCTACATCATCAGGAATACCTTGACAATTAGATTCTTGAACAGCATAACGAAGCTGCTCAAAGTTCTTATTCAGGTCATCAGACCTAATTGCCGAGCCAGGGTTGAACAAAGCACGGATGTCGTCAACCTTAGTAATGCGGCGGATCTTAACGTTGTCAACAGTAGGCTCACCTGGATCCGTTGGTGTGGTAGGTGACGGTGGCGCAGTACCGGTAAACTCCACAATGGTGGGGTTAGCATCAGTAATACGCCAGGGGTAGGTGCTATCTGTCGTAAGTTTTTCGTCGTATTCTTTTGTAGCCGCGTTCCAGAAGTAAACGTGGATTTCAGATTTAAAAATGTACGGGAAGTCAAAAGAAAATTGTGTCTTTGACCCGTTTCCAGCTTGAATTGTTTGTACGTCAGTGCACGCCATTTTGTTTAATAACGATTAGTTGGGATAGGGTTTAAACCTTGTTCAGCCCGTTGATCATTGATCTTTTTCACCATAATACGTTGCTCAATAGCATTACGCATTTCAGGGTCAAGGCTTTCAAATGCACGTTGCTCAGCAGCTTTTTGTGCATCACGAAGCATCATATGAATTTGATCATATTTAGCAATAGGTACATCTTGAGAACCGACAAAGTTCGGTGGCCGTCGCATTGCTCTCAATTCTTTAATAGTATTACGCGCCTCAGCTGTCTTAGCAATACGAGCAACTTCATTTCTAAAGAAACCATGCTTACCCATTACAGCATTTAGCTCGTTACGTTCAGCAGCAGTTAGATCTACGCCTTGACGTTTCTTAAATGCAGATGATACATCATATTCAATGTCATACAAAAACTTTTCTTCCTTTGTCATAGCTGGATGGATTTTCAAAGGAGAATAAGTGTTCCAGACACGTTGCAACATACTGTATTTATTAGGGGCTTCACCACTAACAGGGCTGATAACAGTAGGAAGGCGGTTTGTTTGATCGACCAGACCGATAATTCTATTACGGTCGCCCATCATCTCAATAATATCGTTGTTCAGATCTTTCAGACCACCGTCAAGGATTTTACCAAATTCATTACGCAGACCGCCCAAAGGACCAAGTGAATTGATTTGTCCGGCAACAAAACGATTAGCAGCAAATTTATTACCACTCATTGTTTCTACTAGGGGGCGCAAAGCAGAAATACCAGCAGGATCTGTTAATGCAGCAGCAAGGATAAAGCTGGCTTTTTCAAAAAGATTTTCAGTAGCAGCTTCACCAAGCATATCAAAGTTGTCAGCAATGTTAGCCACAGCTGCAACCCAGTTACTTAGACCAGGACCAAGCAGTTCATTATACTCAAACCTAGTACCATCTTCAGCAACAACCGAACGTGGTTTAAAGTTGCTGTTCTTCATCCGTGCAGTGTTAAGCTGCCGATCTACATTACCATCACCAGTAACAGCAAAAAGACCATCACCGAACAGTTTATCTTTAAGGACATTACCAACAACCATAGAGGTCACAAAAGTACCAATAGCCTTACGACCTAACGTCCGATTCTTTAGATCAATAAGAGTGTTAAGTTTAGCGGTTTCATCCATCAACTCTACTTTATGACCACGAGCCCTAAGAATAGTTTCCATTTGCTCAGGGTTTTCCATAAAAGTTTTGACAGACGTGTATGCCAATTCATTAACATCTTTCTGGAAAGACCGGAGAGGTGCCGGAAGGTAGTCGTCCGCAACCCGTACAATGTTCATCATTGTTGTCGGGAATGTAAGGAACGGAACCAATCCAGGCAGAGTTTGTAGCAAATTACCTACATCTTTACTCAACCCAGTGTCAAGGTTAAGTGCAATATCAGCTGTGCTATATTTAACAGCCTTGTCCTTAATCAAACCGTCAGCGCCAAACATGCTGTTGTATTCAACATCAGCAAGCTCTTTGATTCTAGCTGGGGTAACTGCTTCACCGAGACGTTCTAGCTCATCCATTGCACGGAAACGTGCCTGAGCATTAGCCAAGGTAGCACCAGTCCAAGCATCAAACCCTGTAAACAGGTTAGGTACAAGACGGAACACAGGATCAGCAGCCATAGCTTGCATCTCCTCGTATTGTTTAACAAGGAATTTAAATCCGTTGTTACCACGTGCAGCCTCTTGTTCAGCAATATAGCGGTATTGGTCTAGCTTTTCCTCTTGTTTAATAACAAGGTCAAGACGAGACTGTCCTTTTACAGCGTTGGGGTTTTGTGATGCTTTTGTAAACATCTGCCCAGCATAAGGTAATGCCTTCTTCTGTGTATCAAAGATAGCGCTATAAGCCATCCAACCGCGTTGTAGAGATTTCATATCCTTGTGGAGTATAGACCCACCAAAGTAGGAAATAGGCTCACCTACAAGGCCACTGAGGTTGCCATACAGAGCTTTACCTGCAGTACCGATTGCAGACAGCAAGCTGTTAAAGTAATTAGCACGTACAGCCTGTGCAATGATGTTAGGTTGATCTGGATTAGGATCAAAGATAGGACGAAAATTAACAAAGCTGTTAAGAATGTCCTCATTCATTTTCGCAATGGTGTTAATCCTACCATCGCTTAGTTCATACAACTCAAGGAAAGAATCTAAGATGTCAGGACGGTTTTTCTGCAACCACATCCAATTCTCAGTAAACTTTTCACTATCAGTCTGGATCTGTCGAAGAGCAGTAGGATAACCTTCTTTAATCTCGTCAGCAATCTGTTGAGGTGTTTTAAACAGGTTCTTAGCTTTCTCACCAAGAGCTGCAATACCCTTCTTTTGTTGGGTAAAGTAACGAGTAGAGCCGACCAGTTGTTGCAGGAAGTTAATTTTATCTAGGATTTGTTCTTGTGCGTTTTCAATAGCAACAGAACCACGGTTAATTCTAATACCCTCAGACAGGTCAGCAATTTGACCAGCCATAGACGTTGCAGTATATGCCTGAGCACGTGCAACATCCATACCTTGGAATTCTTTTACCAAAGTATTAATAGAACCAAGAGCATCAATATAACCGTCCTTTGCTAGTACCTCAACACCAGCCTGATTTTTAACAATCTGGGGGTCAAGCATACGACGCATGTCGTCAATACTAGCAGTAGGGTCAAACAGTTCTAGAACAAGTTTATCACCTGCTTCAATTACTTCATCAGCAGACACAGCAAAATCATCAGCAACCATACCAACACGGTCAGCTTCTTTTAGCTGCTTAGTTAGACCAATGGTAATCTCTTCGACACCACCGGCTGTTTCGGTACCATACTTAAGAGCAGGACCACTAATAAAGTTACCTAGACGACCATAAACAGTACCTTTGTTGCCTTGAATACGTGCAGCATCAATACTAGCACCAACGATACCAAAATCATCTACAGTACGAAGACCGGTTTCACGGAACTCGTACATGTCATGCACACCTTTAAGGGGGATGTTAGGGTCAGTTGTTTTACTTGCGTTGTAATAACCCAACTCATCTAGTGCTTCATCTTGCTTAACTTGATACTCAAGCAGTGCCTCTTCAGGTACATCACTAACAGGTTTTGGTTTGTTAGCAGCAAGGTACTTTACAGCCTGATCGCTTTCACCAACAATTTTAGGAGCATTCTTAAATACGTCCTTTACTTCACCTACAGCTGTGACAAATTTACCAGCAAAGTTAACAAAAGGAATTAGAAAACCCATTGCCAGATCTTCGTTAATATTCTTTTGCCGTTTAAGATCTGGTGCTTCTCCAGCAAGAGTAGCCCAACTATCAGGAATAAAATCCCAAGTCTCAGGCCAGTTTTGTTTAAGTGAACCGAGCAGGTTGTCCTCTTCATATTCAGAGGCGACAGCACCCACAGTAACAGAAGCACCAGCTTCAATACCACGGGATCCCACAAACTTCATAAAAGCTGTGTTACCTAGTTGGTTGATCTTAGCACTAGGTCCAAGTTTACTAACGACTTGCGATTGCAATGCAGTTGCTCCACGCATACCAAGACCTTGCAGACCCATGGTAGGGATAGCAACAGACGATACGCTCCGAACAGTTTGTGCAATTTTGTTTTCGTATTTAGTTGCCTTAGGGATGTCTGGGATAAAATCTGGCAGAACAAAATTAACAAAATCAGTGGCTGTATCAACAACACCTTGAACGGCTGCCATATCAAGTTCAGCACCTTCTTTTCTAATCTGTTCTAAATCGATGTTACCTTCTGCATCTCTGTATGGACTTTGACTGCCTTCCGTAGAAGGCGGAGGGGTTGACTCAACTGGTGTGGTCTGCCCTGCCGTAGCAGGTTGTGCGGTTTGTAGATCAAGCGCTTGTTCTTTCTCTTGAGAAGCCGTCTCTCTAGCTTCAATATGCTCAAGCATATCGTTAGAAAGACGGGTATCACGCTCCTTCTCATCCAGCACAAAATCCTCACCTAGGTTGGAGTATTCTGAGGGATCGTTCATTTGTTAATTAAAAACCAAATCGTTGAATTGCTACTGGTCTATGTTCGTCATACATTCTCTTAGCACCACTACGTGCGGTAGTGCCATTAGCATCTGCAGCGTCTCGGTTAGCTTTAGGGTTGCCAGCCAATACTGTAGTGTACAAATCTTCTAAGGTAGCACCTTTTGTGCTCATACCTGCTCTAGCAAATCTATCTTTAAAGTACCCGACTACAGGTCCGAGCAGTTGCTCTTCAAACGACATGCCAGGTACTACACCATAGGCTTTACGTTCAGGTCCACCAAATTGGATAAGTCCTCGGTAGTTATCACCTTCTCCACCTACCTGACCTGGGTCGTATGTACCACCGGTTTCAAAACCAATAATAGTAGCTAGGTCGATAGGATCAACACCAAGTTCAGCAGCAGCGGTTTGTAGTGCATCACGTTGGCTAGTAAAATCACTAGCACCCATAGAAGCACGTACAGGTAAACGACCAGTTTGAGGGGACAGTGCACGGTTAACCTGTTGGCTAACACCATTCTCAATACCAGATTTAAATGTTTTACGAAGTGCTGGGCTCAGACCATCGTACATGTCAACAATAGGGCTCGGTGTAAGAAGAGGTATTTGTTTGCCACTGGTTCTGTTATTTGCTATAGCTTGTGCGTTATACACTTCGCTAGGTTTCAAACCGTACATATCAGCAGCTTGCTCAATACCATCAGGGTAGACAAATGGTAGACCTTGTTCAACTCTAGATGAAACCTCTTGCTGCTCTTTTTCGCTCATCAAAAGATACGGTGTGTCAACAACTTGACCGGCAGTTTTACCTTTAGCCTGTTTGGAAATGTACACTGACATCTCTTGACGAGTCCTATCAATCTTACCGATATTTAGGAACTGCCTACCAGTACCTTGTTCTGTGTAGGAAAAGGGATTAGTAGGATCCCCATTGTTAGCAGTACGAAGTAGTGTTTCAAGGTTTTTACGGGTGAGGTTTGCATCTTGGGTTTCTTTTAGGTCCTTTTTAATAAAGTTTGTAATAGCTGTTTTATTTAACTCAACTTGTGTGGTAGTAGCGCCAGGTAATGTAGAAGAAAAATTAGCCAATTCTTTGGCATAACTTTCAACACCTTCTAACAAAGGTGCATAACCAGGACCGTAATTACGTTCGTTTTGAAGCGCCAACAGTTCCTTACCACGTTTTTGTAAATTACTATCTTCCAGGCTGTTAATAAAAGTACCATCTAGCATACCTTTACTAGCAAGACGATCAAGCAACTGACTGTTTAGTTCTTTGTTTCTTTTCTTACCAGCGGTGTACAGTTGCTTAACACTAGCAGGCATAGCAATACCTCTTTCATTAGCGTAGTCAAGCAGATAAGAATAGGTCAATTCAGGATCTTTGTCAAAATCAGCACGGATGTTGTCAAGGTTGTTGTCAACCAATGCTTGGAACTCATCTACCTTAAGACGCTCTTCTATCCTGTTCCGTTTATCAATAGCTTTTTTTCTTTCTTGGGCACCAGCTGTAACACGGTTGGGAAATTCTTCACCAAAGGTTTTACCGTTACCCTTTAGATCCATTGACAGCAAAACTTTTTCATTGCTATCAGCTTTGGAATACTCTTCCTGATATCTATCTAAAGCCCATGTATGACCAAAATTAGCAACGGAATGATTAAAAGCACTGATGATGTTTTCAGGATCACCGCTGCTGTACAAGGTGTCAATCTGAGCCTCAGCCTCAGCCTCAAACCGTTTTTTCTGTTCGGTTCTAGCTCTGTTTACAAACGATGTGTTACTTTCGTCAATAGCTTTAAAAGCTTCTGACAAATACACAGGGTTAGGGTTACCTAATGTAATCAACACATCTTGTTTAAGACGTTGATGAAGCTGCCTAGTAAGGTTAGCGTCACCACCAGCTTCTACACCAGAAAATAATTTACCATCATCACCGACAAAAATTTTGTCAGTAGACATCATGTATTCATCACGCAGTGTATCGTAAAGCAATTTAGCGCGACGGTTGTCATACACTTGTGCTGCCTTACCAACAATAGCAGGGTTACTTACGTGACTCTTAATTGTATCAACAGGATCTTCACCTGTTAAAAGTGCGTTGATACGTATTTCGGTATTAAGTTTAATACCACCGTCAGTCTGAGCCCTTCTGGCTTTTGCTGCTTCTAGTTCTTGCTCAATACTAATAGGCTCTGCCAATGCAGCAGCGACGTTACGTTTAGTTTGTCGGTTAGCCTCTTGAGTAATAGCTTTAGAAAGGGTACCACTAAACTCCATAAGACCGGTAAACATCTCACCGACCCCCTCAGTTTTAGTGGGTTCGATCATTGCCTTACCACGTTGCTCTTCATTGTAAAGAGCAATCTTTTGGTTCTCACGCTCAATCCTTTCAGTGTAAGCAGCGTCTTCTTTCATCGCCTGGAGTTCTTCATCACGCCGTTCGTTTTCAGAACGACGACGTGCCTCCATGCCTTGGATAAGCCGGTTGCTGTCTTCACGCATCCGGTCAATACCCGCTGTACTTAATTGTTGTGGACTAAATCCCCTGCTACGTGCAGCGGATTGATACTGGATACGTGCCATAGTTTAAATGTTTAACCAATTGCCCCCACGCTACCTGGTAGTGTAACTGGAGGTGTTATACCGGGAACTGAAGGTGGACCTCCGCTGCCAAAGAAATTACCCACCATAGCGCCAAGACCACCAGCTTGATTAACAGCATTGATTGCACCAACGCCAGTAGCAACTGTGCTGACAACAGAACCAACAGTGCTGATACCTGCAGACCACAGGTTTTCCTGATGAGCTTCTGGGACAAACCCAGGAACTACTTCCATACGGTCAACAAACTCACGCTCAGGGGGCATCTGCGGCTCAGGATCATATGACAAACGTTGTGGTTTGATCATCATACTTGCCCGTGTGTTGGCGTCAGCAACCCTCCTTTCCAAGTCAATTTGTTGAACGTTACGCTCAGCTTGAGCCAGCAAGCTTCGCATGTTTTCATTAAGGACTTGAATATTAGCTTGAGCAGCGCCTTCAGCATCTGAAATAGCGTTTTCAATCCTTTTTAGATTAAGACCAACGCCCATTTTAGAAAGAGATGCATCAGCATTAAGCTCTGCCATTTGTATTGCTGCTGTCACTTTTTTACCAGACAACTCTGTATCCAACGCCATAAGTGAACGATGAAGCGTTGCCATGTTAGCTTGCTGTGCTTTAGCGTTAGATTTACCAGCTTGGCCTAGTTGAGCAGTACCTTGAGCAACTAGACTATCAACCATGGTAGCTTCCTTTTGCAAACCAGTTTGTGCACGTTGCTGCTTCAATTCATTTTCGATGCTCATAGCACCAAACTGTTGCCGGTTATTAATACCAGCAAGCTGGATGTTTTGTTCAGCCCGGTTAATACTTTGTTCAGCGTAAGTCTGCTTTAAGGCAGACATCGATTCTTGGTGTTGGAAATTTTGCTGAATAAAAGCTTCGTTAATAGCAGCCCGCTCACCTTCAATAGCAATTCCCCTAGCCTGCTCATTAAGTCGAAGTTGACTCTGACCTATTGATTGGCTTCTGTAATACTGATTAAGCTGCGCGGCATATTGATAGTCTTGAATTTCTTTACCACGTTCCCAATTAGTTACATTGGTTTCGTGTGTAAAGTCACGCATCGCTTGATAATTAGCTTTATCAGCTGCATCAAGTTTATCGTTATGCTCGTTTTGAATCCGAGCCATTCTCTCGGCTGCTTTTTTCTGCTTCCTTTCGTTTTTCTTTGCCTTTTTATTACGACTATAAGCACCAGTAGTGATTAGGTCTCTAAAAAATTGCATTTCCAGACCAGACACGGCAAGCTGCTGATCCAATAAATTTTCTTTTGGATTAAACATCAAGCCCTCCTATAGAATCGTGGGGAATAAATACCTTCCCACATCATTGACACCAACGATACAGGGTATGGAAAATTACTTGTCACTTTAAGTTCAAAATTAGTATTACGTCGGTGGATGGGTAAAGTAAATTGACGTTCAAGTTTTACAGGATTAGTATCGGCAGAATAGTAATCACCATCTGTTGTATGCTCTACATGTTTCCATTCATTAGAACCGTCAGCTTTTATCTTAAAGCGGATTGCTCCAGTTCTGCCAACAGAAAATTTAACCCTAGAAATGGTTAATGTAGCAGTATAATCAGTTTGATTATCTTCAGGACGATAGTACAATTTAGGAAGAGTTGTTTCAAAATCATACCCATAACCGACAATGATACCGTCACTGTAATCAGTAAATTTACCTTTTACTTCAAAATACCTATAATTTGTACTGGGTTCTATACGTTCAATAGCAGAAGCGTAATAACCAATATCTGAATCGATAGCAGCCGCTGTATCTTTATCTGCTTCTGGAAGTGCCAAAAACATAACAGCTTGTTTATCATTAATAGGTGTATATGGTACGTAAACTTTAGTGATGTCATTTGTCTCGTCATATACTACAGCATCAACATCATTGTGTGGTTTAACAGGACGTGTTGCCATATCAAGACAAGGTGTACCAGTCATACCGCTAGTAGTAGCTATAACATTACCACTAGGTAGCTGATCAAGAGTAATCTTACCGATAGTATATTCATCCTCAGTTTGAGAAACAACTAGAACATCATCATCAATAATATCTGCAGCTTGAATAGTACCTACTAACTGCCACTTAACCCATGCCTGAAATAGGTCCTTTTCACCATTGTTGTAAAACCTATAAAGATACATATATGAAGTATCACGATCAGTTAGCATAATCACAGAGTTTTGTGGGCTAACAGTGAGTGAATCAACAGTATCAGGAACCCACTCTTGTACAACTTTACTGATGTCTACAACCAAAGGACTTTGTTCAATCTCACGTAGTTGTAATGTAAACAGTTTAGAGTAACCAGGCACTGTATTAATAAACGCTGCGGTTGTACCTACATCGACAGGAGAAATAGTGGCAGCCATCTCATAATTAGAAATAGACCTAATTACTGCTGTCTTAGGTGTCAACGTGGTAGCACTGGCAGCATACACTTGGAATTGCTGGCGAGCGCTAAACAGCATCAAACCTTGTGGAGAAGGTAGGACGTCGTTAAGAACAACAGGACGGATACTAGCTACGTTCAAATCAATTGGGTCAGAATCAACTTGTGTAAGAGCTGACTTAACAAAAAAGTTAAATGAATCATTAGCTACACCAAAGAATACATTGTCTTCCGATAACACACCAAACCGGCTGTTATAAAAGAAAGTTGATGTAATCTTTTTACCGATAAAAGAGGGGTTGGGGTTACTGTTAACATCTCCAACCAACCTATCTACCCAAGTTACCGGGCCAAACGTAAATGTAGTGGCTCCAGTATTTTCCAGCTGGTGTGGTACGGTAGCAGAATTGAGACCAGGGGATACATCTCTAGCACGTGTTTCTTTCCAAAAACCTTTACCAGAAGTACCATTAAAAGCTTCGTATTCAAGATAGTAATCATCATCCGCTGAATTAGTGTTACGGATTTTAACATGATGTCCGTTAAAAGATTCTGCAGGAACATCATTAGCACTAGATACACTATCTTGGAAAGCTTCGATACCTTCGTTAGCTAGACCACCCTTAGCTTCCAACGTAAACGCAAGAGGGGTTCCAGTAGGTGCTGTGTAGTCCGTAACAACAGCGTTAGTACCTGTAGTACGTTTAATTACTAGGCTATTTGTATAGGCTTCTAGAGACCATACACCATCAAAGTCAGAGTTGCTGGCAGTATGCTGGGCTTCAATAACATCTTTAATTTTATCTACTAGATGATGGTTGGTGTTAACATCACTAGAATTATACAAAAGTGTATCGTCAAAAGTGGTGCTGCTTTGTGCAGTTACTGATGCATCGATACCTTGAATAGTTGCTGTGTAAGCTAAACCGTCAGTAAGGCTGTTGAGCCTTAAAGTTCCTACAGAGTTAGCCACAAAAGTACCGTCTGCCTGCATAGCAGCAGTTACCGTTTTGTTAGTAATAACAGTAACATCTTGTACACTACGGAAATGATAATCAGACTGTTTAGTACCAGTTAGATACGACGCACCATTGTTAGTTACAGTGCAAAACGTACCATCTTCTTTTGTCCATACATAAATGTCGTCACCTTTAATTGCTCCTATGTATGAACCAGCATCATCACGGTCAATAAAAAACCAAGCAGCATTAGCTAGCTCAGCTTTTGTAAATGCTGTACCATCTGCCTTTTTAAGCACATTAATATGTTCCATACCAGGTCTTTTAAGAAGACCATAAGTAGGATCAGGGTAACCGTTAACACACTCAGTTACCTGATTAAGTAGTTTCTTGTCATCATTCTGGCGTGATACACCACCCAGAAAATTAGGAATGTCTTGAGTTATTGCTGGCATTAGCGTTGCAAGGTATGGAACGGCTTATAGGGTCGGTAGAAATTACCACCATCAGGTGAACCAAAGAACGTATAATCACCTTGATTACACTCATACTCCATAGCCTGGGAGCGGGTAACCAGTTCTTTTTGCTGCAAGACAGCATATTGATTAGCATCACCGATGATACGGCTGGATACAATAGCAGCAGCACGGGCTACAATGTGTGCCTGGATGGGTGCAGGGATGTTCTCCCAGCTAAAATACCATACAATATCTACGTAAACATGTTCAGCTGTCCACTCATACGAATGCTTCTTTTTGTCGTATAGTTTACCACCACGGAAGATGGCATCTTTTTCAATGTTTTCAGGGTATCTCTGGTTAAGATCCATTTGAAGAACATCGTCTGCAATTTTAATTTCGTTATTGGCGTCGGGTGTGATTTTATAATCGTATTCAGTATTAAAAGACCAGCCTTCGCTCTGTACCTCACGTGACACTTCTCTCAGGGTGTTGAGTGCAATCGCAACGTCCGGGTTGGTTTGGGTTTCAACTCTAGTAGTAACCTCACTACGAGTTAGAGTACGTTCAGCTACAGTCTGAGAAATGTTCAGAGTGTATTCATACGTAACAGGGTCAGTAGCAGGACTAGCTTCTGCACCAGCAACAGCAATAGACGTACCAGCAGTAACACCAGTTCCGCCAATATAAGTACCGACAGGGATGTTATCAGTTTCAGTAGTTAAAGTTGTGCCAGAAATAGAGCCAGTAAACCGGCTGACCTCACTAACAACAAAGGTTTCTTCAGTTGTCAACGTGGTTACAGGAGCCTGACCAACTGACGCCAGGATCTGATTAACAGCTTTAAGCTCAGTGGAGCCAGTAGTTAGGTAAGGCATAATTGCAAATGAGTATTATTCTCAATAAAGAATTAAAAAAAAGGAGCCCCCGAAGAGGCTCCCATATAACCGCAATCAGAATGCGGAAGGCTTGGTGGCAGTACCAGCAAACAGTTCCACAGAAGCAGCGGGATTCAGGTAGTCGGCACCCATGGCCAAACGACCCAGAATCACGTCACCCTGGTAGATCGTGGACACATCTCCACTGGTGACTTGCACCTGAGGAGCGATAGCCTCCACGCAGCCAGCAGCTTCACGTTGGAAGATGAGACCACAGCTGTTAGCGAATTCGGTTTCTTCACCGTACTCATTGTTGATACCAGTAACATCGTTAGCAGCATCTTCAACAGCTTCAGACACGAAGGAACCAGTGTTACCAGGATCGGTCACACCGGGGTTCGTGGCAGAACCAGTACCAAACTTGGTACCGTACTGAGAGAAGAACGGAATGTTCATAGACTTGTAGATCTTGATCCCGGCAATTTCGATAATGCCGTTACCGCCTTGCAGAGCAGAGCCCTGAGCATCGCGGTTCACAAGACCGTTAGATCCAACAGCTTGGATCAATTCATAGTATTGACGTGGGTTGAGGACCCCCACACGTCCGTCAGAGCTAACACCCTTTTCGTCAAGGGCAGCTGCAGCATCATAGAATGCGGCAACCAGTCCGGCAGAAGAGTAAGCATCAGAAGCGTTGGTCGTAGAGCCAACACGAATCTGAGTACCGCCCGGCTCAACGTAGCCAGACTTAGTGATCGGAGAAGCAGCACGTGCACCACGAGTGATGGCACGGAAGATCAGACGGTCATATTTTTGAGCAAGAGCGTAACCGATCTTACGGGAGATCTCAGAACGCATATCGTAGTGAGACAGGGTCTCATCGAGATCGTAGAGGAATGCGCTGGAGATCAGCAGGTCATCAACCGTGATGGTCTTCTCGGCCACCGGGGGTGCACCGTTGCTATCACCAAGGATGCTGTTGCCAGGGGTATGGTACTCAGCTTTGGTGTGACCAGTGTAGATGAACTGGAGAGATTTTCCGTTAGTCAGCGTACGACGCATAACAAGATCACGAGCGATCGCATTATGCTGGAAGCCCTTAAACATCTCACCAGAGAAGAGCTTCAGGTAAAGAGCGCGGGCGTCACCCGTGCTGTTAGATTGACCTGGGCGAGTCAGACTCGCAGCCATGTCAGAAGATTGAAAAGCCATTGTATAATCTTAAAATGTATTTAGACAGACTTCAAACGTTTGAAAAATTTTTGTGGTCTATTCCCACCGTCTAGACGGCGAAGGGTATCCGCGTACGGGCCAACGCCAATGCCAGGGGAGTCCTACTCCGAGGTGCTCCCCAAGCTATTACAGAAGGTCTTTAAGACACTTCTTTTGTTTGCGGCATTCTGGCTTTTTATCGCCACAATGTCCACATCGTTTAAATACAACCTCAGTGTCGCCAGGTGTCAACGGAGTGACATGGGCTTTTACACTGTCAGATTGCATTGTCTGCGCACGCTTTCTTTTAGCTGGCATGGGTAGTTACTTTTTAATAAGTTGTTTATAAACTACACCACGATAGCGAAGAGCATCAACCTTATAGTTTTCTGCTTTCTTTTTAGCGTTTGCGATGTAGCGGATAACGATGTTAGACATGAGTTCGTACAAGATAAACCTAAGCCCCGTTCCATGCTTAGACAGTCATGCGTCCATGGTTGCTTCAAGAACCATCCGTGTAAACTGCGTTTCCAAAAACTCAATGTCTGTTTGTTCTTGTGGGTGACCACCAGGCCACTGCTGTTTATACATACGAAGAGCGTCTCGGATTATACGAGCGGCTCCGTCAGATACTTGAACGTCAAACATAGATGAACGTACGAATTAATTAGCCGATTGCAGGTGCCTGCAGTGCCACGGGAGTTGTCTCCACGGATGCAAGATCGAGCGGGAAGTTATGTGCGTTCCGCTCATGCATCACCTCAAAACCAAGGTTGGCACGGTTGAGAATATCAGCCCATGTGTTCACCACATGACCTTGACTCTCAGTAATGGACTGGTTGAAATTGAACCCGTTGAGGTTAAATGCCATGGTGCTGACGCCGAGGGCGGCAAACCAGATACCCACGACGGGCCATGCTGCGAGGAAGAAGTGCAGCGAGCGAGAATTGTTAAAAGATGCATACTGGAAAATCAACCGTCCGAAGTAGCCGTGGGCAGCGACAATGTTATATGTCTCTTCTTCCTGCCCAAACTTGTATCCATAATTCTGCGAGACTTCTTCGGTAGTCTCCCTAATGAGGGACGACGTGACGAGAGATCCGTGCATAGCTGAAAAGAGAGCACCACCAAATACGCCAGCAACACCAAGCATATGGAAAGGGTGCATAAGGATGTTGTGCTCTGCTTGGAAGACAAGCATGTAGTTAAAGGTACCTGAGATCCCAAGGGGCATACCATCGGAGAAAGAACCTTGACCAAAAGGATAGACCAGGAACACAGCAGATGCTGCTGCAACTGGTGCAGAGTAGGCTACGAAGATCCAGGGACGCATACCTAGCCGGTAGCTAAGTTCCCATTCTCGTCCCATGTAAGCGAAGACACCGATAAGGAAATGGAAGACGACCAACTGATACGGTCCGCCGTTGTAAAGCCATTCGTCAAGTGTACCGGCTTCCCAGATGGGATAGAAATGAAGCCCAATTGCGTTTGAACTGGGTACGACTGCGCCGGATATGATGTTGTTGCCCCACATGAGGGAGCCTGATACGGGTTCACGGATTCCATCAATGTCTACGGGGGGTGCTGCAATAAATGCAGTGATGAAACAAATTGTAGCAGCCAGCAAGCATGGGATCATAAGGATACCAAACCAGCCAACATAAAGTCGATTGTTAGTAGAGGTTACCCAGGAGCAAAACTCATCCCAGGTAGACCTTTGTTGTTGTTGAAGTACAGCGGTCATTAAAAGTGCGGAGTTGTGGTTTATAAGGGTAAGTATTTGAGCACTTTTATAAAGCCCTCCCAAGGCTCACGTCCAGTGGAGGGCTGGATTAATTATCAAAAATTGTACTTAGCACCAACCTTAGTGCCATAGTTATTGTCATCATCACCAGTAAGGAAAGAAAACTCACCATACACAGCAAGAGCTTCGCTCACAGGATAGCTACCACCGATTTTACCAGACAGTTCAACATCTCCATCTCCACCATCGGGAGCCAGCAGAGCAGGACCTCCCTGCACATACCAATTATCACCTTCATAACCAACGTGGACATCAGTAGCAGAGCCACCGTAATCAGATCCGACGAAACCAGAGTTGGCTTCAATGTTTGCGTAGGGACCGGCGATGGCACCGTGGGCACAGCCGAGGAGGAGACCAGCAGCAATAATAGATTTCATAATTAATAAGTTACTTTTTTTTAGCAGTTTTTGCGGAGCGTTTGAAGTTAGCAGCCGTGGGTGCTCCTTTAGACCCAGGCTTTCTCATTTTTTCACCAGATCCTTGTTTGATCCGCATCCTTTTAGCATGGATGTTTGCGTAAAGTCC